GCACTTGTATTTGGAGTAAACGCCATGGTAGACGAAAGTATTAATGAATTGTAAAAGACCAAAGTGGCAGATGAAGGGGACCAAGAACCTGCAAACCCTGTAAAATCTAATGTATTTATTACGCTATTTGTAGTTACTCCAAGTGCGTAGGTTCCTGTAGTAATATAAAAATTAACTGCATTTGCGGCAGAGCCGCCAGTTGAGCCATGGGCTATCGTTGCAGCTGTGGCTGTATTATTTGAAATGTTTACAGTTGGGGTGCCAGTATATGTAAAGTTAGTAAGTGTTGTACCAGACCATACAGTAGAAGTACCTGTACAAGTAATAGAACCTGTGCCAAAAAGAATAGATCTTACATTAGTTCCAGTGAATGAAAAAACTCCTGTTGATAGGGTATTGTTATTAAGATCTAGTACACCTTGAGATAAAGTTGTAGTTCTGATACTAGTTGTTGTTAAATTATCAATTAATCGAAATATAGCAGCGGGATTAGTACTATTAAAACTTATAGCGGTGGGGATTGTTACTCCATTTGTAGTTATAGTTTGAGTACCAGTCGTGCCGGAAAATGTTAATGTTACTGTAGCAGATGTTACTGTAGTAGTTGATGCAATGAATAAATTTCCATATACAATCATTGAAGTATACACAAGAGAACCACTAAAACCTGTAGTGTTTATAGATTTTACAGTACTATTTGTTAGAAAAGAAACACTACTAGTTCCTGATCCTCCTACTATATTAAAAGATACACTTCTTGATTCTAAAACATTTTCAGTAAGAATTCTTCTAATTCCTGATGTTTGTGCTCCTGTCAATTCTACAAGTGGAGTGCCCGTAAAAACATTAGTAACTCGTGCAATAAATACATTATAGGTAGCCGTTGATGAATAAGCTACTTGTATTTTATTAGTCCCAAAATCAAAAGTTTGGGAAAAACCTGTAAAATCTATTACATTAACAACTCCTGTTGTCCCCAATGTGATTGTACCATCTCGTGATGTCCATACTACAGTTCCATCTACAGTAGTGGCGCCTACACTGCTATTCCATGTTGGTGGCGATGAACTACCAGTTGTACCTGCTGTTGTACATTCAAAATACCGGCTCGCGGTTATATTGTTTGATACAATTGCGCCGACAGTATAAGCGGTATTTCTTGTTACAAATGGGGCTAGGTTAGCATTTATATATACATCGTCACTTGATGTAGGAACAGTAGCTCCACCAGCTCCACCATCGGTAGCGGACCATTTATTACCTGCGGTTGCATCCCAAGTATCAGTACCCCCTACCCAATATCTATTCGCCATTTGTTATATCCTCTATAGGCGTGACAATACTGTCCTTATCATAGAAATAAGGAGCATTATAAGTATGGTTTAAATTAACGGGAATATTGTCTGGAACTAAAACTAAGAATGTGTTTGCAAATGGCCACGGATCAGAAGGATCAGCCATTATAATGTTTTCAACTACAGTTGTTTCTCTGTTGATAACAGCACTTTTCATGATTAGGTATTTTTATAAATAGGCCCATATACATTATACAGGCCTAATACCTTATTATGATGTTGCTGTTGTTGAGTATGTAACTGCTAGTGTATCACCTGCAGTAACCACTTTAGATGAAGAAAAATTACCTTCACTATATAAAACCCCTGTAGTAGAACTTTGAGTATTTACAGCGCCAGTACCTGTTACAAGGAAGCAGCCATATACGGTACCACCAGCACCAGTAATTGTATAAGTGATAGATGTGGCAGCTGAAGTTGTAACGTTAGAAGGAGTTGTACCAGATGAGGATGCCGCAGCAAATACTGCTGTACCACGAACTGCTGAACCGCCTACAGTATAGTTAACATATTCAGTCCATGTTTTAGATGTCATAGTATCAGCTGCAGCATATGTTGTGCTGTTACCAATTAAACCTAAGAATGGTCCTACAGTTGTATATGTGCCTGATGTTCTTAATAATGTATCAAGCATAAGTTGTTTACCTACAGCAACTACTAAATTAGGAAATTGTTCTTCCCATTTAACGTCACCATTTTTATCTTTACATAATACATAGTAGTGACCTGCAACTCCCATGTCCTCTGCTGAGATAGTATTTGTATTAAGTGTAGCAATAGCTTGATCGCCAAAGCCGCCTGTTTCTTTAAACATATCTTTCTCCTTATGAAATTCGTAAAACAGCAGTGGTTGAAGTTGCCGTTGGAAATGTTATTGTAAATGTTGTACTACTTGTTTTAGACTCACCAAAATTAAGTAGAAATACAGCTGCATTTGTAGTGCTATTATATACTAAAGCACCTGAAGTAGTAAAACTTGCAGGACTCCATGTAACGTTATTAAACGAAACATAAGCTGTGTTGGTGTCATTATCACTACCCAAACTAACCGGAGTTAATACTTGTCCACCAGCAGTATATCCTGATCCTGTAACTTCATTAGTTGTTGTATACTCAGTTACAGTACTATTTAAATTAGCGTCCCCATTATATAAAGCAATCTTATATATGTAAGGAGATCCTGCATTAAAGTTTTCTAGTCCTTTAAGTAGGTTTAATTTAAATACGGTTGTCTGTGTTTGTATAATAGCCATTATTTAACAGGATACCTAACTTGACCACTTCTATAAGCGTCTTGTCTATCTTTACCATCTGAAAGCTGTTTCAATAAAATCATAGCTTCATCATAACGAGCTTTATAAACATTCATTACATCAGCTTCGCCCTTCATATAAGTATAGGCTTCTAATAAAGAACCATATAATAAGGTTGAACTAAAATTATCACCAAGCCATGTTGTACCTGCAGTAACAATAGATTCAGGATAGTAAAAATAATGTAACTCTACACTATAACCAGCATCAGGTGTTGGACCCACAATAAACGCTGTATTATCAAATACTGCATAATATTTAGGTTCAGCATAAAAATCAGAATCTGTATCAGGATATGATTCTCTAATAAAGTTTACATCTTTATTTAAAAGATAGTGGTATTCATTAGCACCATTAATAACGGCTAAACTAAATGTAGCTAACCAATTATTAGGCATAGCTAAATATTTATTACCAGCTGTTAATGTACCTGTTACATTCTTACGTAACGCAGGCAACTGTACTTGATTATAAATACGTTGTTCTGCTTGTTCAATGAACGTATCTATATCAGTTGTTGTAAACTGATTTTCAGTATAGTCCTGTATTAAACCTACGAGATCGGAATAGTTCATTTTTTAAGCCATAGGGCCACGAGCTTTAGTACCTTTAGTAGCTGCACCTGTACCACGTATTTTAGTTTCACCATTTTTATTTATCTGTGTTGTTGCTGGATTACCCATACTTACACGTCTTGCAGGCATACCTGGAGCTGATTCTAATGCGTTCATAGTATTAGGATCTGTCTTATAATCGATATCTGCGTTTGGTATAATTTGAGGTTGTTTATATTCAGCCATGATTATTATCCTTTTTGGTTTTTAACTCTAGCTAGATTACGGCCCATAGATTTTAAATCTACGTTTTTAACGCCAGAAGTTTTTTTACCGCCTTTTTCAATACCTACTTTAGCGCCGTCATTGCCTAAGTTAGTACCTTTTACTTTACCTTTTTTATTGATGCCTTGAGCACCTGCTTTAAAACCCATGTTAATCTCCTTAAGTTGTTGTTACTGTTACTGATCCTACTTGTCCTACACCTACTAAATGGTTAGGCGTTAGTGCTGCATCAAACCCTCTAGATCCACCTACAGGATTCCATCCCCATTCAATAACTCTACTACCACCTAAAGGTATACCCGTTGCATTGGGTGACATACCTGTAGTTTCTGTTAATTGTAAGCCATTTAGTCCAGAGCTATAGTAACCTAAATCTGGACGAGGATTCCTTACTGCTTGCGGATCGTTCACTGGATATAGACCTAGTGATAATTGTGGCTGATCCGGCTCCCAACATTCAGGACATACTAGTATATTAACATTTTTGGTCTTAATAACCAATCTTTTAAGTTGCTTTAACTTAAATCTAAACCCACAACGGTCACATTGTGCAATTGCAAATTTACCACTGGAGTACTTGGTTGGCATTTAATTACCCGTGGTAAAACATTTCTCGTGGTACAAACCTCACAGACGCTTTTTCGCGGTCTTCTTGAGCTGCTAATTCAAACTGTTGTTCATAATCAGCCTTTAGCATTTGAATTCTATTAGGATCAACCATTGGTAATTTGTTGCTTAAATAATAAGCAAGTCCTGCAACCATGCAAGGGATAAATCTAAATGGTATATCTTGAACATAGGTACCACCATCACCTGCATCTTTTAGACGTCTTAG